GCCGCCAAGTCCGAAGTTCAGCCCATAGAACAATCCGCCGATGAGGCCGATCCGGTCGGGCAGCAGGTCCATCGCGTAGATCAGGATCGAGGCAAAAGCGCTGGCCATGATCAAATTGATCAGGATCGTCAGCACGCCGGTCCAGAACAGGTCCACATGCGGCAACAGCAGCGTGAATGGCAGCGGTCCCAGCATAGAGATCCAGATGATCCGGTAGCGGCCAATCCGGTCCCCAAGGATCCCTCCGATCAGGACACCCACTGCCGCGGCCATCAGGAACACGAACAGCATCATCTGCGAGGCGGGAATCGTCAGGCCGAACCGCTCGATCAGGTAGAAGGTGTAGAACGAGCGAAAGCTCTCGCCATAGGCGTTCTTGGTGAACATCAGGAACGTCAGCACCACGAGACCGACAGCAATGGTCGCGGGCTTATGCCGGGGAGCCGCAGCTCCTGTCGCCTTGCGCCGCGCCCGCATCGCCGCGAACTCGGTGCTGATCTGGCGTTGTTTGCTGCCTATCCAGGTCAGCAGCCCCATCGCCAGAAGGGCCGTCAGCGCGAACCACGCAAGGCTGGGTTGGCCCCAGGGCACAACGATCAGCGCGGCGAAGACCGGGCCAAGCGCGCCGCCCGCCTGCCCACCGACCTGGAACATCCCCTGCGCCAGCCCCTGACGGCCGCCAGCGGCATAGCGCGCCATCCGGGTCGCCTCGGGATGGAAGATCGACGAACCGATGCCGATCAGCGCGACCGAGACCAGAATCATCGCATAGCTCGGCGCATAAGCGAGGCAGACAAGCCCGGACAGGGTAAACATCATCCCCACCACTGGCGAATAGGGCGCGGGATGCCGGTCAGTGACCATGCCGATCACGGGTTGCAACAACGCGCCCGCAACCTGAAAGGTCAGGGTGATCATCCCGATCTGGACAAAATCCAGACCGAAAGCCTCCTTCAGTATCGGATAGGCTGCCGGGATCAGCGACTGCATGAGATCATTCAGAAGATGCGTCAGACCGAGCACCGCCAGCACGGTGACGTAAGTTCCGGAACGGGGGATGGTTGTCATGTCAGCAGCCTTAAGTGTCGGGTGCCGTAAGCGTCCGGAACGTCTGGCACAAGTTGGGCGATAAGTTCACACCGGGCAGACCTCTGCAAGAGGCAACCCGGCAGCGCAGCCACGCCGCTGTCCTTCCAAGGCTCCGATTTGCCTCGATGAGACCCAGCACAACCTGGATCAATATCAAGCAACGACATGTCGGCGGACTAACCAATAACATCTCCATTCAGCGATACTGCGTGGAAACGGAAGGCCTTCCGCCGCTTATCCAGTCGGCGTTTATGCTTGAAATTAAACCGTCTAAGCGCCGCCACCTCCCGCAAGCTTATATGTCCAATAGTCTTGCATTGTCGGACATTTTGTTTTTGCATCGATCGCTCTGTTATTGTGGTGAGGACGATGTGCTCATAAAGACAGCTTAATCCCATAACATCTTTTCAATCCAGCCCGGGGGGTTTATTCCGCAGGGTCCCCAACTTACACTGGTGTGCAGAACATCTCGGCGAGGTCGGTTGGATGAATGAAATGTGTCTTATATGACCCATTAAGCGACTTAATGGGTCATATAAGACACATTTCATCTGATCCCGACGATCCAAAGAGCACCCCAGACCGACCGCCCGTTCGCTTTTTCTTCTGCTGCGAGAAGGACGACGGCGGTGAGCACGACATCCGCGCCGAGGTGATGGAAATCGCCGGGGGAGACGAGGAACAGGCCGCAGTGATGATGCGCGCGCTGCTGGAAGGCTTACGCACCATCGAGGACACCACCGCCCCGAAGGAGGAACCCCCTATGTCCGGTCCCGGCCACAACAGCGGCACCGCCGATTCCTACTCGGTGACAGCGGACGAGCTGCGCCAATTCATCGAACGCGCGGAACAGCTTGCATCCGAGAAGAAAGACATCGCGGAGCAGGAAAAGGAGTTGTTCGCGGAGGCCAAGGCGAGAGGCTATGACACCAAAGTCATGCGCAAGGTGATCGCCCTTCGGAAGCGCAAGCCGGATGAAATCGCAGAGGAATCCGCAGTCCTCGCCATGTATTGCGAAGCACTGGGGGTGGCACATGGCTGATGAACCCACATTCCTGCGCCAGATTGCGCGCCATGAAATGACCATCGAACTCGATCAAGGCGTTCATCGTTCAATCCGCTTTGGCCGTCCGGGTTCAAGCACCTATTATTTCCGCCTGAACACATGGCCGGGTCATCTTTCAATTTGCGGCGACATGGGCACATTTGTGTTCACCCGGTTCTCGGACATGTTCAAGTTTTTCCGCGATGACGGGATGAAGAACCGGATCAATCTGGGCTACTGGTCGGAGAAGCTGACCGCGCACGACAAGCATTCTGGTCACATGAAGTTCTCGCCGGAGCTTTTTCAGCAGGCGATCCGCGAACGTTTTGAACAATGGGACTTCGATAGAGATGACGCCAAGGCAAAGGCGCTGGCACACCTTGAAGATGAATGGGACGGGCTGCTTGGGGCAACACCCGACAACGCTGCCGACGCGATCCGCGCAGCTGAGGATTATACCTGCCCAGTGACTGACAACAGCTTCCCAGAGATGTGGGATTATCGGCTGGACGATTACACCCATCACTTCGTCTGGTGCTGCCGGGCCATCGTGTGGGGCATCAAGCGCTACGANCTNCAGAAGCAGGGACGCACCCAAGCTGACCATGATCGNCGTGTTCTNTCTGGCATGTCCTGACCATGGGCATGGATCGCAGGCTCCAGCACCCAGAGAAGCGGGTATCGGCGACATCTGCGAACAGCGGGGTGATGTGCGAGGGCAAGGACTGCCTGACCTATGAGCAGGCGCTGGCACATCGGGAACCCGATGATCGGAAGCGCCAGGTTGAAACCCAAACGGAGGAACGGCGATGTCTGACCGGATCGAGAAGGCCACCGCCCGGCGCGATTTTCTGGCCAAGCTGGTGATGGTGGATGAGGTCTACCTGCCGATTTTCGTGCGGCTGGATGAAGACTTGCGCCTGCTGGTCGCCATGGATGCTTCTGATCCGGTGGCGGCGGCGCGGGCGCGGGCGCAGAGGCGGGCCGCGTGAGATGGGGCTCTGTCGTAACATTGACAGGCCACATGAGGCCGCCAGAGACATCCGAACCGGCAAGCGGCTTTGGACTTGCGATGCGCCGTCCTGCAAACAAGCTCGCGTTCCATGGGGCCCGGATTGGCGCTGGTTTGGGTCCATCAAGGACGTAGAGGATAATCTATTCTCTGTCGCGGCGCTTTGCTGCGATGCCTGCCAAGCTGAGTTTGACGAGCACTTCAGGCCGAAAACCTTCGAGGCGCGGAATGCCTGATCCGAGCCTTTGCGGTAATGGCACGGCCTGCCCAGCTTGCCAGCTGCGCCGTGAGGCGAACCCATGGGCCGAGAGCGTGCCCTGCAACCAATGCAACGACACCGGGCGCATAGCCCGCGCCACCAAGGATATCATCGCGGATCATGTGAAATGGGCGCGGGAACACTACTGGCCGCAATTCGAGAAAAGGAATGCAAATGGCTGACACATCCATATCCGCGCTGACTGATCTGCTGGCCACCAGCGCGACCGGCTGGGGCGCGGTGATCGACGGGGTTCTGAACATCAGGACCGTGACCGACACCGCCAATGCGGCGGCGGTCAACGCCCTCTACCTGAGCGGAATCAACGTCCTATCGAACTGCCGGGACAGCGATTGCGACTGCATGGTCAATGTGCTGGCGAAGATGCGACCGGAAATCAAGCTGGTGCGCGTTAAGATGGAGGTGTGCGATGGCTGATCTTCCTCGCATGGCGCTGTCGATCCGCCAGCCATGGGCGTGGGCCATCATCAATGCAGGCAAGGACATCGAGAACCGCGACTGGTCGACCAAGTTTCGCGGGCCGGTCTGCATCCATGCGGCGAAGGGCATGACGCAGGGAGAATACAACGGATTCATTAGAACGATTCACATGGTGAGCCTGACACACCCCTTTCCGAGCGGAAGTAGGGTGCCAGGCGACAAGAGCCTTGCACGCGGCGGCATCATCGGTCTGGCCGACATCGTGGATTGCGTCGAAGCCAGCAAAAGCCCGTGGTTCTTTGGCCGCTACGGCTTTGTGCTGCAGAACGCGCGCCCGGTGGAGTTTGTCCCGGTCAAGGGCGCGCTGGGGTTCTTCGATTGGCAGCGCAACATCGACGCAGGGGGCGGCAATGGCTGAGGAATGGGGGCCTTGGATCGAGCATGATGGGAATGGGTGCCCGTGTGTTGGTCAATATGTAAGGACGCGCCTCGCTGACGGCCTGGAGGCTGAACACATAGCTGGTGGTTTTATCTACAACACTTTTACTGGGGCCATACTTCCCCGCGACACAGCCTCGACAGACCTCTGGGTGTGGAAAGAATGTCTGCTCCACTCGAAATGGAGCAATCGCGTCATCGCCTACCGCATCAAGAAGCCACGCGGCCTGATCATCCTTGAAAACCTGATCGCCGATCTGCCCGCGCCGGTAATGCCGAAGGTGGATGCGTGACCTCAGATCGCCACGCTCTGCACCACCCGTTGCAGGTGTTCCAGATCGGCCCCTTTGCCGTAGCGTTCCCGGCCGAGGGCGTGGCCAAGAACGTCGCGCCGGATGCGTTCATCAACCTCTGCCTTCAACATCCGGTCTTCCATCGCATGCCGCAGCCCGTAGAGCGTGTGTGCCGGTGTCTCCAGCAGCTTGTTGTCCCTGAGATACTTGTTGACCGTGGCAGACAGCGTGGCCGGGCTGGCGCGATACCTGGGGAAGCCGTCTTTGAACCCCCGGAACGCTTCCAGACTGACGCCGACCAGCGGGATGATCCGGCGCGCGTTCTTGGACTTGAGTTCGCGCCCGACCGGCTCGATGCTGATGTGCGGGATGTTGTGGTCGAGCCTGATCTGATCGCGGGTCAGCCCCGCCCCTTCAGAGGGCCTCATGCCGGTGTTTATCATCCCCAGCATGATCGCCCGCGCCTCCGGGTTCAGCCCGGCCAGAGCGCCGGGTTTCAGCAGGTGATCCTTGATCCATGTCACCGAGAACGGGGGTCGCGTCTTCGCCTCGCCCTGCCGGATCGAATATCCCGAGAGCGGCAATTCCAGCCCCAGACGCTTGCGCATGATCACCAGCTTCAGCGCGCTGGACAGATGCACCAGATCCTTGTTCGCGCTGTTCGCAGAAAGCCCCTCTTCCTCGATCTTGTTTTCCCACCAGTCGCGGAACGCCAGCATTTCATTGGCACCGATCGACGCCAGCGGGATATCCCCGTTGACCTTGATGAAGTTCTCGAAGGCCTTCTTGCGCGGGTTCTCCCATCGGCGCTTCTGGTCATCGCTCTTGTTCGCGGTGGCGGCCTTGCCGACGACATCCCAGAACAGCTCCAGCGCCCGGCTGACCGTGATCGCAGGGGTTTCTGCGCCACCCAGCACCGCCTTGGCCAGCGCGACATCGGGTTTGCCCGTCTTCGCCGAGGCCTCCATCACCGCGTCAACCCGCGCATGAATGTCAGCCTCAGGAAGCGCGGCCACCTTTTCAGCGGACAGGAACCGATAGCCCCGCACCGCGGCGAGTTGCCGGGCGGCCTCATACTGCGCCTCTGCATCGGTGGTATCACCAGCCAGCCGGGCCTCCCATGCCTCGATCATGTTGGCCCAGACCTTCGGGGCCTTGGTCTTTGCGATGGCCTCGGAATCGGTGTGCAGGCTGATCCATATCCACTTTCGCGGCTCCACCCGCGCGTAACGGATCGGAACCCTCTTTTTGATGTGGAAGGTTTTACTGCGGATCTTGATCGACATCGCGCGAATGTCGCCTGATCCGCGTTGATTTGCAATATGGCATATGCCATAAGGGGGAAGCAAATTGTGGTGCAACAAGTGGCGCAAATGAAGGATTCAAACCCATGACGGAAATCACCGGCAGAGACCTGATCAATGCGGGGTTTCCGCAGGGGCCGGAGTTCGGAAAGGCTCTGGCCTTCGTCCGCGCCGCCGACCTGTCGCCCGAGGGGCTGGCGAATTGGGTGTCAGAGAACAAGCCTTTGCCCCGCATGCCGCCGCAGGAAAACCCCGGATACTTTCTGAATATCGAAGGCGTGACTGATCTGGAGCGCGAGAACGTGGCCAAGGTTCAGGAGACGATGGACGCGCTGATGCTGACGCCGACTATCGTTTCCGGGGCTGTCATGCCAGACGCCTGCCCGGCAGGGTCAGTCGGGACCATCCCCGTCGGCGGTGTGGTCGTCGCACGGAACGCCATTCATCCGGGCATGCACTCCGCTGACATCTGCTGTTCAGTGATGGTGACGGAGTTTGCGGGGGCTGATCCGGCAAAGGTGCTGAACGCCATCCACGCGGTCACGCACTTCGGGCCGGGCGGAAGGCCAAATGGAAAACGGTTTACGCTCTCGCCTCGGCTCTACAGCGACATGGCGGAAAATCCATTTCTGGATGGCGCCAAGCACCTGCAGGCCGCCGTCGAGCACATGGGGACGCAGGGCGACGGCAACCACTTCGCGTTCGTAGGCGTGTCCGAAAAGACCGGGAACACCATGCTGGTCACGCACCACGGCTCTCGCGGGCCGGGGGCACTGCTCTACAAGCGCGGCATGGCTGTCGCAGAGAAGTGGCGCGTGAAGCTGTCAGAAGGCGTCTTGAAGCAAAACGCATGGATTCCCGCTGACACCGATGATGGCCGCGACTATTGGGCGGCCCTGCAACTGATCCGCCGGTGGGCCAAGGCGAACCATACCTGCCTCCATGAATCGGCGGCAGAGGGTGCTGGCGCGCGCGTTGAAAGCCGGTTCTGGAATGAACACAACTTCGTCTTTCAAGACGGCGATCTGTTCTATCACGCCAAAGGTGCAACGCCGGTTCATGCGCCGTTTTTGCCAGACACAAACGGGACGCAGATCGTGCCGCTGAACATGGGTGAGCCGGTCCTGCTGATCGAAGGGGGCATGACCGCGAACAACCTGGGATTTGCACCTCACGGCGCGGGCCGGAACCTTTCGCGGACCGCGCATAAGCGGGCCCTTGGCGACATGACTGACGATCAGGCCTTTGCGGCTGAGACGGCGCACATTGACGCGCGGTTCTTTTGCGGGAACATCGACGCCTCTGAATTGCCATCAGCATACAAGGATGCGGCGGAGGTCATTCGCCAGATGGAATCGTTCGGTCTGTGCCGGATTGTCGATCGCATCATGCCTCACGGGTCAATCATGGCCGGTGACTGGGAGCGTGATGCCTTCTGGCGGAAGCGCGACAAGGCCACCCCTGCGGTGCAGGATGTGGTGCAAGGCGTGGTGCAAAACTCGGGTGAATNACGGGATTCAAACCGGCCTATTGCTCGAAAAGCCTTGTTTTACTGGCGTTCTGGAATTGGGTCTGGTGAGAAAATGGCGGANNNNGAGTGCGCCACAACCTCCCTCGACCAACTGAATAACGTAGTATTATCATGCGCTTGTGTTTTCAACGTGGCGCAAAGTGTGGTGCAAAATGTGGTGCAAAAAATGAGGGCTAAAGATGAGGGCTAAAGATGGCTGAGACGCAATCTGACCAGTGGGACGAAGCCCTGCGCGGCAAGAAGATGAGCGATGCGACCGGCCGGGTGATCTTCAAATACCAGATGCCGGTTCTTGAACGCTTCACCATGCGCCTGCCGCGTGGTGCCGAGATAATCCGCATGGCAGATCAGGGCGGCATGTTCTGGCTCTGGGCTGTGGTGGATACCGGTGTTCCAGACGAGGACCGCAACTTTGTCGCGGTGAAGTGCGGGGCAAACGTGCCGGACGGCAATCTCAGATACATCGGTTTCTGCGCGATTTTCGTCCAGCAGGAACTTGGCCTCTACATTTTCGAGGATCATGGCAATGCAGAAAACTGACGCCATCTACGGCGCGCTGCCGGTTGACCTTGGCCTGATCGACCTGTCGCCATCCGAAATGATGTTTTGGCTCTACTGCCCGATCAAGCTGTCAGATTCTGAGTTCTTTCAGTTGCCGCCGAACCTCAAGCAGTTTGAGCCCTTGGTTCTTGCGACAATGAAGGACGCCTTGGATTGCAGGCGGTGGTATGGCCACTACGCTTACATCACCGCCAAGACGCTCTGGGCCTCCCCGGAGAACCCCGGCAACCGCCCCGGCTGGCACAGCGACGGCTTTTTGACCGATGACCTGAATTACATCTGGTGCGACGCCAACCCGACCGTGTTTTTCTTCGATGGCAACCGCCACGCTTTCAGCGCCGATCACAACGCCAGCTTGGCCGAGATGGACGCGCTATGCGAAGAGCCGGTGGCGGCGGCTTTCGATCATCGAACCTACCCGCTGAAACACCTTCTGCGCCTCGACCAGACCGTACTTCACAAGGTGGCAACTGACATCAGGCCCGGCGTCCGCACCTTCGTGAAGATCAGCGTTTCGCGCCATCGTTACGCCCTGCGCGGAAATTCGATCAACCATGAACTTGCGCCAGACTGGGCCTATCAGGATCGGCAGGCCGAACGGAACTGCCCGATTGGTGCAGCACCATGACCCGCGAAATCCCGGAGTGGATCGGGGCGACCCCGGACTCTGCCATCCCTCGCCGGGTCAGACTGCGCGTGTTCGAGCGTCACGGCGGCATCTGCTACCTCTCGAACCGCAAGATCCAGCCCGGCGACAAGTGGGAGGTGGATCACGTGATACCGATCGTTCTGGGCGGGGAAAATCGCGAAAACAACCTGGCCCCCGCCCTCACCACCGAACACCGCAAGAAGACAGCCGCCGATGTAGCCCAGAAGTCCAAGGAGCGCCGCGTCCGCGCCAAGCACATCGGCCTGCACCGGCCGAAGGCTGTGATGATGGGAAGCCGCGCGTCGGGCTGGAAGAAGAAGCTCTCCGGCGAGGTTGTTCGCCGCGACACAGAAGGGAAATGACGATGACCGACCGACGCACGGCCCTGACAGAACTGCGTGACGCGGTGGCGGGGGTGACGACCTATTCGCAGTGGCTAAAGAGCCAATCGCCGGAAAGGCAGGCGGCGTCTCTCGCGCATATGGGTCTGTGCCGCAGACTGGGTGCTGCGCAGAGATCAGCCCCCCGCGCACCGGAAACCATCGCCATGCAAGAACAAGTATCCGCGTATTATCGAGACGCCGCCACCCTCAACGCGCTGATAGCGCAGGAGACGCAGACATGACCCCCACAGACACCGACGAACTGCACCGCGCAATGGTTGATGATGGCATCTTGGCCATAGACGGGGATGGGCCGGAACTGCCGCTGACCGGGCTGCATTTCAAAGGCGGCCACTGTATCAACAATGAGCGGCCCTCACATCAGCCTCCCCAAAAACTCGCATTGGGCTATGTAGAAGGGCTGGTTAACGCGCTTCGGGCGGGGTCAACAGGCCCCAACGACATTCTTGATCGGGCGGCGCAGGCGCTGCTTGACCTGATCACCCACGCCCGCGCGCAGGAAGCGGAGGCAGATCGTATCAAAGCCGCGCTGCTTGACGCTGTGCAGGCTCTGGAATGGTGCGCACGTGAGGGCAGGATGCCTAGCGCCGCGCATCGCATGCTTGTGACAAAATGGGCAACCGAAAACCGCGCCGCCCTTACGGAGGCCAGCCATGACCGTTGACATGTCGGGGCTGGTGAGGCCGCTGACACTTGAACCGGGCGACGAGCCGGGGGAAGTAAAGGCCGGAAGCTATGACATCTGGCTCGAATTTGACAGGTATCAGGTCTACTTCTGGTCGGTTGTTTGCGGCGACCCGCACCCCACCATTGAGGATGCCATTGCCTTTGTTGATCAGCACCACGCATCGCGCGTTCTCGCCACCCTCAACACGGCGCTGATCGAGGAACTGGTGGGGGCGCTGGAACAGATCGAGTCCGATGCAGCAACTCACCAGCAATTTTACGACCGTAACGGCCCACAATGGACCAGCCCGCAAGGCAATGAATATGAGGACACGTCTTCGTTTCTCAGTGTGTGCAATGCAATTGCTGACATCGCCCGTGCCACCCTCGCAAAACTGAAAGGAACGCCCAATGCAGGATGATCTGACGCCGGAAGCGGTAGCCGCACACCTTGACCTGTCGCAGAACCACGAGGCCGGGCTGATCCCGGTGGCAACGCAGATCCTGTTGCGCGCCATGTCCGCCCGTCTGGCCGAGGTGACGGGGGAACGGGATGCGCGAATTGACCCTGAATACGTCGAGGGCATGATTAAATCCGCCGCGCCTATCCTTGTTGATGGATATGAGGCGGAACTGACCGAACTGCGCGCCCGCGCCGAAGCATCCGAGCGCGCCCTTGCCACGGCGGAACGCGCCCGTGACTGTTTCCAACGCATGACACGGGCGCATTGGGAAGCCCTCTGCGCCATGCGCAACAGCATCAACGAATACGTTCCAATGCCAAACACTGACAGCGGGCCTTTGTTCTCACCCGAGAATGGGCCAATTTATGCTGACATCGCGGAGAGGGTTGTCAGCGCCCTTTCCACGGCGAGAGCGGCACCGATGTATCGCATATTCGGAACGCGCCCAGCGGATGAAGACGGCGACACGGGCTTTGCGTTCACCTTTGCAAGCAAGGCTGATGCAGACAGCTTCTGTGCGCGCGCCAGGCTGATCAACGGCGTCGATGTGACTGATTATCACGAGTACGCCATCAGCGCCTTAGATGCCGCCATTCTCGCCCTCATCCCCCAGCCACAGGAGCCGACCAATGAGTGACATGATCAGCCGGGAGCGGGTGGCCCGCGAAATCCACGCACATGCGAAGGCCAATTTGTGGCATCCGTCGAACGTGACGGAACTTGTCGCTGCCATTCTCGCCCTCCCCGCGCAGCCCGCACCCGTGACGGTGGAGGAAGCGTTGGCGCAAAAGATACTTGCCGAACTTGTGCGCGCCCGAGCCAAATTTCCCGGCAAGAATGTGACCTTTGCCGCGCTTGTCGAGGAGGTTGGCGAGTTGGCGACAGCGACATTCGAGGAAAGCGCAGATCGCGTTGAGAAGGAAGCTGTGCAGGTGGCTGTGATGGCAATGCGAATGGTGCTGGACGGAGATAATTGCTTTGATGGATGGCGCAAGGAAAAGGGGCTGGACCCTTTGGACCCAAGCGCCCGCGCCCTCGCAGGGGTGAAGCCATGAGCGACATGGAAGTGCGCGTTTGGCGCGTTTACAATAACGGACACATCAAAAACGAAAGCCATGTCTTATGGCCCCACTTCGCAGATGGGCAGCGATGCACAGGCTATAACGGCGATGTCGAGGCATGGTCAAATCATAACAAAGAATGGCGGTCTGGCTGCGCTCAGATCGTGCAGGAAGGTGAAGCCCTGCCGCGCGCCATCTACAACGGCTATCTGTCCGATGAAAGGCTTGCATCCATTATCAAGGCGGGGCTTCCGGGCGAGATTACCTCAACAATCCGCGCCGCCACTCCCGGCCAGATCGCAGCGCTGGCGAGGGGGGAGTGATGGCAAATGCGCGATCAAAGGTCAGCCGTTGTTCGTCTTGCCGATGGTGGGAGCGCAGCAACAATTTCCGCGCCCAAGACCGAGATTGGGGGCTGTGTCATTTTTGGGGCGGGAAAGGAGGACGCAGAACGCATATCGGCTTCATTGATTACAGCTTTGGTCATGAGCCGCGTGGTGCTGATACGTGCGAATGGCACAATGCAAAGCCTGAGCAAAAAACAGAGGCGCACCTTTCTGGCAAGATGCCACAAATCAAGCACGAAGGCACCACCCCATGACNGCCCCCGTCAAGCCGACCTACGAACAACTGGCTGCGGCGCTGAAAGACACACGCGCCCGGCTATTCGCTGCGGAAAAGGTGATCCGAAACCAGCGGGCGGAACTGGCAAGGCTGGCGAAAGAGAGGGAGACGCAAAACCCCCGCCTGATTAGGCGGCGGGGGCTGATTTGCGCGACGCCTGCTTTTTAACGTTGGCCTTGCGGTGCGTATCAGGCCCCGATCGGGGGGAGGCGTGAGCCAGCCGCGCCCGTTACCAATACCACATCACCCGCCGCCGCGCAATTCACCACATGCGCCGAAACACAGGGCCACGGCGCGACCTCACCCGAACACCCCGGACTTGCAGGTAACAACCATCCATGCGGGCGAGTAGGTTTCTTGCAGCCACGCCCCGACAGGCACGACCATTTGGATGCAGTCAACGGGCGTTCGCTCGACACGCACCACCTCGGTTCGGCAGTCCAGCGTCAGTTCGGATTGCAGGCAGATCGTGGCTACGAGCAGGATCATCATTTGCCTCCCATGGATTTGACAACACCAGCGGCCCAGCCATCCAGCCCGGCCCTCTTGGCCTCACAGTCGATCAGCGCGTCACCCAGACGCCCCGCCATCAGTTCGTAGTCATTGGCCCGCAGGAACAGCTCAGGCCGCGCGCAGGGCTGCGAGAACACCGCTTGCGGGGGTTCAAGGCGCACCACCCCAGCGCCGCTCCAGCCGCCGCAGGCTGTCAGGAGTGGGAACACGGCGCACAGCATCAGGATCTTGGCGGGCTTCATTTTCGAGCTCCTGTGAAAGTGTGGCCTGTGCGATCCGGCGGGCTTCCAGTTCGGCCGCCGCCGCACGGTTTGCCGCGGACACATCGGCCAGCCGCGATTCCAGCGCCTCGATCTGCAGAACCGCGTCCAGCCGTTCAGCCTGCCGCCCGGTGCTGTGACCGTGCCACCAGACCCCGACGACAAGCGCGGCCCCGGCGGCATAGGGGAGAAGACGCAGCCAGTTCACAGCCGGGCCATTTGGAAATGCATAAAATCTGAGAGCCAGAGCCGCCCCGCAGGCAACCAACCATGCGCCTCCATGATGTCGAGGAACGGCTTGTAATCGGCGCCACAGAACAGCGCGCGCGGGCAGCGTGTCGTCAGCCCGTTCGGCTCCGCATAGAAATCAACCGCACAGCCATAGGCGTGCATCGACCATTTGGACCCGCCGCGCATCTTGCGGTGCATGTAGCCCCCGGCGTACGCGGTCCAGCCCCAGCGCGACCTGGCGTTCGTGGCCGTATTCGGCGCGCACCGCCACCATCGCCTCGACAAAGGCCGGCGCGCACTTCTGGTGCAGCGTCACCCGGCTGATGGACGTACCCAGATCGTAATCCAGCCGCAGCGAATACGGCAGATCGACCGTCACCAGACGCGCCTTGATCTGATCACCCGGACGGCCATAGAAGGTGTCGCATTCCGCCTGCCGGGGGAGTTGCGCCTTGATCGGCTTCGCAGGAGATTCCGACAGACGCGGGATCACCAGTGGCCGCCCATAGGCGCGCTGATGCAGGAACGCCTCCAGCGCGTTGCGCGTGTTGTGCCCGACCAGACCATCGGCAACACCCGGCTCATAGCCCAGCCGGTCGAGGCAGGCCTGCACAGCGGCAACCCGCTGGCGATCCACAGACCATGCGCTTGGCGTCTGGGTGTATCGGTCATTCAGCGCACGTCCCACCTCGATCACGGCGGCCTGCGTCATAGGCCCGTCCCGCCCGTCGATTGCGCCGGCATAAAAGCCAGCAGCGGCAAGAACCGCCTGCGCGTCTTTGATGTTCAGCCCAGCCATTCCACCACCCCAGAAATCAAAATCATGAGCAGCGCGACTATCGCGCCAACCCGCACCCGCTGCGCGAAATCCTGCCAAGCACCACAGCTCGGCTTGCGAACCATCTGCTTGATCGGATCAACCATCGCCCGGACCCTCCCCCGGAAGGCGGCCGCCAGAGATCCGGCGCAGCAGCACCTCGATCAGCGCGGGGCCAAACACCCCGACGAAATAGCTGGCCGATGATGCCGCGCCAAAGGCGGGGATCACTTCCGGCGGCAGGTCAAAGGCCTTGGACACCAGCGCAATCGCCATCGTGCCAGTGCCGCCCGCAACCAGCGCGCCCATGGCGATCTGGCGCAGCGCCGCCCGTGGCCGGACCTTGACCGCCAGACTGGACGTGATCCCGCCCGCAGCCCCCCAGCCCGCAGCTGTGATCACGCCAGAGGCGATCACCCCGCGCCAGACCTCATGCCAGATTGTCGGTTCAGTGCTCATGTCGCCTCGCGCGTCTCAGGTGTGGTGTGTGGGGGCCGCCCCTCGTCCTGGGGGTAATGCTCGTCATGGACCCGCGTGATGCACTGCGCGGTGATGGCCGCGTTCTGCGCTGGGGTCAGGGGGATAGGTTGGTTCGGGTATGCGAGGGGTATCATTCGATCCTCCAAGAGCCTGTGATGCGGATTAAGGTGTCGTTGGTAATATCAGCGTCGGTCCATGGCACCCGGAAATCAGCGCCGCCAGATGTTCGCATTTCGCCAACTCGGAACGCACGGGTTGACGCCACAGCCTCACACGCCAGAGCCTCAGACCCAGAACCAGCCGCAATGTTGTTTGGCAGCACGCTTGCAGGGGTGTTTTGCTGCGCATTAAATGCAACAGGAATACCCGTAATAACGCGCAACTCACCCGTTGCCGATCCTTTAGACGTAAGCTGTACCACCACATCGACAGTCAAGCGGTTGCCTTGCACCGACCAATCACATGTGGCGGTGGAGTAGGTGACGCCGGTAGATGCCCCGCCGAACTCCACGCGGGGGGTGGCGGTCCCGAATGAGCCATCAGACGGCGTTGAAATGGTCGCGGTATTGACGACTTTTGCCACACTGCTTCGATGCGCGTTTTGGCCCAGACACATAGAATTGATCGTACCAGACAGGTTAATATCGCCCCCGGCTCCGTTGAACTCAAACACGTTGCCGGTCAGCACAACGTCCGCGCCGCCATTGACCTTGACGCCGCCGGATGCCCCGTTTGCAAAAACCGCCTTTCCCGCGACAATGCTGGAATTGACCCCCAACTCAACGTCCACAAGCCAGCCTCCTGCGTTTGCAATTCGGCCAGAGGTGCGCAGTTCGTTGATCGTGTTGTCGCGGCCCCAGATCGTGGTGCCCGCGGTGTTCACAATCGACGCAGTGCTCGCGTCTACGATGCACCGCGCGCTTGTCCAGTCCTGCACAAAGTACAGCCCATGCGTGACCACGTTTTTGCCGTCGCAATANAGNNTNCCAAGNTTGGCGCTGATNGTNCCCTCACCGCTATCAGCCAGCGGCGANAACTTGAACATCGACCGCCGCCCCCANGCGACATAGCCGGTCGTNAACTGCACNTCATCGACGCCGCTGANGACAACAATATCCTCGACGTTGTTGCTCACATCGCCGCTCAGGATCACATGCCCAAAGCCAATCGTGAAGCATGGGCGCAGCGTGGTATCGGCTTGGATATGCGGCCCGATGCTCAGGCAGTACGATCCTGTTACGTCAGCGATGCCCCCCCCCGACCGGGCGAAGCATGTCAACGCTCTGACCTCATTCAACTGCCCGCCCGCGAACCGGGTGCCGCGCTGCCAGCCCACCACCCGCACATCGAACAGGCCGCCGTTCGACATAATGACCTCAAGGCCGATCCCGCTGACATGCGCAAGCTGCGGCCCGACGATTGAGACGCCGATTACCCGGACAGCGCTGATAAAGCTGCCGTTTTCGGTGTTGGCGGGACGGACGCGAAGGCCGCTCGCGTTCGCGCCGGTCCAGAAGAATACCGCGCGCCCGTACTCCTGCGCCTGAATGGTGAAACCGGGCTTGGTGATTTCGTATACGGTATCGCCGAAGCTGTAGTCTCCAGATGTCGGGCTGACCGCGATGTGATTGGCCTGTATAGCGTCCAAGGCGGCGCGATTTGATGCTGACGGCCTCCCCGGCCCTCCGTCATAATGCTCAAACAGCACGATACATTTGGGGTGCGGCATAAGCCCCAGCAGGCCCGTTGCCGTCGCATTGGGCACCCCGATATATGGCAGGCCATCGACCCAGTACGGCTTGCCAGCTTCCGCGACATAACCCTCTGCGACGCGGGCAAGATAGTCGGCGCGGGAGTCGAAGATCTGCGCCAGCATACGGTTGGCGATGTGGTCAAAAGTGCTCATGTCACAATCCAAACGTTCTGACGGTGGGGGTGGCGGAATAGGTGATGGTCACGGTTCCACCGGGATGGACGATCAAGCTGCCAGACGTGATGCCTGTTGCCTGCCCGCCCCGGCTGATTTCGGAAACCGTTCCGCCCGTCACAAACAGCTCTACGCGGAAGCCCTTGTCGTTCGTGAATGTCCAAGGGGAAGCCCCCACGACCTGATTGGTGCGCCCAACTGGGTTGTACCCTCTGTTGCGCTCCTGACTGATGATGGATGATGTATCGACGCCGGAANNCGGTGACATTGTCTCCTCGTGGTTCCGGGTCGGCGACGTCGTTGTCGTTCGATANTTGCGCGCGCTTTGTTACCAGAAATTATCATAGGCCGCAGATAGTCATCACCGATCACATCGTTTCTAACGAATTTCAGATAGCCCGGACCAATATAGTTGACAGCGTTATGCAAGCCGCCAAGGCCAACATCCCGGATGATGGAATTTGCAAATTTCAGGCTGCCAGTGAACCCTGCAGGTAGGTGCAATCCCTCTTGAAGATAACCGGAAATCTCACAGGATGCGTCAAGCATGACGTTAGTAGCCGCCCCTGCATGGATGAACCCTTTACGGCCCGACCCGCCCCCAAGGAATTTACAAGTGGTGAAGTTAAAAGGTCCGTTGAGCGTTGGGGTTCCGCCTTCAATGATTGCACCATCACCAACACCAACATCAAACCAGCAGTTGACAAATCTAATGCCAGTGCATCGGGCGGTACGATCCGCGATGATGCGAAGATTGCTTTCTGTGCAGCTACCGAAATGCGAATTGATCACCCAAATGCCATCGGCAGAGTGGATTTCAAAACCGTATTCGCAGTATTCGGTAGTGCCGCAGCGTCCGTTGAAGTTGGAAATAAGCAGCCCGCCGGGGTGCTTAGTAGTGATGTTAGCGTTTGCCGTCTCTTCGATAAGAATAAACTTCCGACCAGCGATTAGGCCTCCATTATCGTCTGAGAAAATTACCGTGCTGTCGGTGAATGTGCTTTGCCCACAGCCTTTCAGGTGCAGGCCGATCAGGCCTCTCGTTATGCTGATTTTGCTGACACTCGAGCTGCGGCAACCATCCATCAAGATCGCTGCTCCGGCCAGCGTTGACCCGACCACGCTGTCAATTCGGAAATTGTCAAATTCGATGCCCAAAAGCGGGCCATCTGGGTCAGCAGCCGTGACCAGATCGCCGGACACAAATCGCCGGACCAAAACGGAATTATAGCCCCTGCCTACGATCCCGGTGCCTTGTTGGGTTATCGTAACGCCAGTGCTTAGGCCATATGACGTGTTTTCCAGCAGGTAGACCTTAAGGCCCCTGTCAAACGCCTCCTGAAAGGCGGGCGACATGTTCGTGGTGCCCGGATCGCTGTTGCTCTTGAAATGGTCGGGGTGCGCTTCCACGGCCGGGCGAAAGCCTGGCATGTCGTCGATCAGCCCCAAGCCTGCGCCCGCATAGCAAGCGCTCACAAGGGCGCACCCGACCGCGACAACCGGCAGGGACCACCACCTCAGGACAAAACCCACCTTCGGCACCGCATGCCCAGCAATCCACGCCAGCGCCGCCGCACGCGAGGCCACGGTCTTGACGCTCAGGTCGGTGATCTGGTCTTCCACAGCCACCTGCGCGATGACCTTCTCAACCACCTTGCCAGTGGCGGCCAACCCCAGCGGGATCGGACCGCCAAAGGTCAGGTAAGTGTTGCCACCGGACAAAACCAAATCGAACCGATCAGCCCCTTGCGGTGCATTGCCGACATACACGTCGAAGAAATCGCCTTTTACGGTGTATTCGCCTTCAAACATGATCGCGTCGATGACGCCATCACCGACAACTCTTCCCGTGATGATCCGCGTGTAGATGATGCTGTCAGCAGCTTCCTGGGCCACCTCCGCCGCATCCTCTGCGATGGTTCTGGCCTCTTGCGCCACCTCCGCCGCATCCTCTGCGATGGTTCTGGCCTCTTGCGCAAACGCAACCGCCTGATCCAGATCGGCTGTGCTTGGGCTTTCGCCGGGATCGCCCTTGTCACCCTTTTCCCCGACACCAGTGACGTGGACGATCACGCTGTCAAAGGTCACCCCATCGACATTGACGACATCACTCATTGCGTGACCTCGCCGTCGATCGTGTAGGAGCCGCGAAGGTATGTCTTCACCGTGCCGTCGGCAAAGGTGACCTCAAGGTCGTAGACATAGGCCCCAGGCGCTGGTGGATTGCGAAAATACCCGACGCGGATCATCCCGTTTGGCGCATCGACAATCACAATCCCGGTGCCACCAGCAGCCGATGAAAGGCTCAGGATCGGGATCGGACGGCCGCACTCCCTGACCTGCATCCGCACAACGGCGCCGGTCAGATCAATCGGAAGCTCATTGCGCGTGATCGTGAATGACTGCGAGCCTGCGGTGTCACCCGCATATTGCGCTGGCCAGTCGAAAATACCCGGTCGCATCGTGTGGCATCCACTTCAACATGGGGATGCCACGACAGAAAGCGGCATCCTTGGTGGGGAGCCGCACTTCCTATGCGTCTATTGCCTCATGGATACCATATGTGGGGAGCCGTTTCCAGAGGTTCAGTTGTAGAGGGGCGCGGTCATGGAAAACGCGATGATGCCAACAAGGGTCGCGATAGCACCAATGATGATTTCAGCTTTCACTTCGGGCTGTCTTTGCTTCTTTAACCCCGCAGACATCCCAAAGAAGTATCCCGCCACAAGGAACCCGGCCGCAGTTAAAGCAAGCGCCATCGTTGTCTCCTGTTTTTCCAATTTCCGGTCCAGGTCTCACTTAAGGGCTGGATCCAGCCTCTGCGTGTCGGCCTGAATAGCCGTATTTCTTAGCCGCGGCTCGGTATGCTTCAGATGCAGAGTCAGCATCACGGAACAAGCCAAGGAAAATCGCCTTCTTTCGAACGACGATCTGCGCCTTAAATGGGCTCGGTCCTTGCTTTGGGTTCTTGAAAACACCCTTTGGCAATCCAGATGGCTTGTTCTTCCGGTGGCCAAGATTTTTTGCGTTCTCTGAACGTGTTACTTGACGGAGATTTGAGAAGGCGTTGTTCGTCCGATCCCCGTCAACGTGGTCAATTTCACCGACGGGCCAAACGCCATTCACCCATGCCCATGCCACTCGATGGGCATAGACGCAAACGCACTTGATGGCACCGACCCGGTATCCATTTGCACCCACGTTTATCAGCGCCTTGCGGCCTGAAAATCGTTTATTGAAGGTTCGGTCTGCGCCCGTCACCTCATCGCGGACCTTCCATGTGAACTCACCGGTGGCAGGATCATAATGAATCAGTTGACGAACAAGCTCTGGGCTGAGAAGTGACTCCTTGGTGGCCATGGCACGATCCTTTCACAATGTGCTGCGGTCATCGGGTGAGGCGGCTATCACCACGCCTCACCCACACGTTACACCCCGTCGCCGATGCAGACCAGAGATATGGGTGTCATCACCGATAAGCAGGGGCCACCAAATCTCGCAAGTAGTTGTCCAGCTTCGGATTCAGGTTCGCGCCGCCTACAGTCCGCTCATTGGCCTGCAGTCTGGACCGATACGACCTTTTGATGCTGTCGCCTGTGACCGGGAAGAATGGGTATTTCGCGTTGAATTGTGCGATTTCATCCATGACTTCCTGCGAAACAGGCTTGCCATCTTTGATCGCATCACCTGCTTTTTTGTGCAGCTTGCGTCGGTCGGTTTCGATTCGATCTTGGACGAGATAGAGATATCCACGATCCTCATAGGCTTCATCAAGCCGCGCCGGTGAGAATCCGTTGAACTGCACGATCAATTCCCACGGGTTCACATTCTCGACAATCTGATCCCCGCGCATCGTGGTAACGCCCTCGGATGCAAACCGACCAGTCTTGATGATGTCGCGCAGGAATTTCGGCGTTGCCGCCTCGACGCCACGGACAATCTCACCGTCTCCAATAAGGCTTCCGGCGCGAAAGGCGTTGATCGCAATGCCAAGTGTCGGGCCAGAGAGTTCACGCATATAGTGCATGCCCAGATCTTCACCCTCGACATCGCTGCTTGGGCTGCGGAACCAAAGGTCAGGCGAACCGATCCGCTGAGAAAGCGCGATGCCAGATGCCTGCCCCGGCAGACCGTTCAGGGCCGCCCCCATGGCAAAGTTCCACGCCGTCGTGCCGACATCATCCCCCTCTTTGATCAGGGCGCGTTCCATCCATTCTTCAAGGTCTTCTGCATCGCCCGGCAAGAACAGGGCAGCAAGCCCCATCAGCAGGCCATATCCCCAGATGCCCTTGATTCCCGCATGGGCGAACATTGAGAGGGTGATGCCGATCAGCTGTGTCTTCGCCTCTGTGCGATCCTCCGGGGTGGAACCATGAAACGCTTGGTGGGCGTCTCTCCACATCCTGTAGATCAGGTTGGTAGAGTATTGCTTGAACCCCAGAAGAACCTTCTCAAAGTCCCTCTGCATGAAACGGGGCCGGTCGCTGTTGGCATAGCTGAAATGAGTGTCCCAAGTCGCAGCCTTTGCAGCATCTGTCGCAGTCTTGAAATCCATCCCCTCAGCGCGTGCCAACCGGTAGGAGGCCAAGAAAGTGACTTCCCGGTTAAACCGTTCGGCGTGGTGATAGAAGAACCCTGTCCAGCGCATCACCTTCTCTCTGGATGAGTTGTATTCCACGCCTGACTCGGCAACAGAGGCTAGATCATGGGCTTGGGTCTTGTCGATCGTGCCTTGCTTGTAGCCTTCTCGGATCGCGTCACGTTCATCATCTGTCAGGCCCGGCGCATTTTCTGCGCTCCAGGTGTCTCCCCGGCTTGCGCCCTGCCCCCGCATGAAGTCCTGTGACGCCTTTCCGAGTTCCGCCATGATGCGAGACACAGATGCGCCTTTGAACCGCGCTTTCATCATGGCCGGGCCAATGACGGTTGTTTGGGTGACGTTCACAAGCGCAGCTGCCGGGCTGACGCCCAGATACCAGAGGAAGGTGATGCCACCGGCCCACGACACCCAAGGCGCGTTCTGTGGTGCCAGCGCCCATTCCTTGCGCCGCGCCATCTCCTGAACCACCGCCTCGGCCCGGTTGCGGTCTTCGGAAATCGCAGCCTGATCCATGCTCTCCATGATCGCGGTTTCCAACTCGGCCGCATACTTCAGTCGCATGGTCTGGTGGGCACCATGGAACATGTGGCTGGAGAAAGCGCGCAGCGCGTCCTTGTTGTAGCCGGGGATGGCCTTGCGATGGATGGCATTGGTCCGCAGAGACTGCTCTGGCATGGTCTGCAAATACCTTTGCCAGACAGCATCCATCAGCCCCTCAGATGCGCCGGAATCGGCCAGCAGCATTTCGATATCCGACACAAAGCGCGGATCCACCACCTCACGGAGGGCATCCCGATCAGCGGAAAGGCCGGTCGACACCTTCGCGTCTGGGTGTTCCTCCTGCATCTTGGCGACTTCGGCGCGCTGCTTCTTCACGCTGTCGACCATCTGGAAGCTGATCAAGGTGCCATCTGCGCCGCGGGCGGCCACGAAGAACTTCCCCGAACGGTAAAGCGGAAAGTAAGGACCGGAAAGCCGGGCACTCTCGAAGTCCTTGCGCAGCGATTTCATGGTTTCGCCGGTCTGGTTTGCGGCAAACCTTGCCTTCGCCTTTTCCAGCCGCCCACGCGCCGCATCCTTGGCGTCCGCAGCTTCTTGCCCCTCAAGGCCCTGATCGTTGATCTGAGCCATGGACTTCTGGAACTCCTTCTCCGCCCGCTTCAGCGCAAGACTGGCGTTGTCGCTGATCGCCTTTTCAAGCGCAGCCATGCTGGCGGCGTCCAGATCGACAAGCTCATTCAGGGCGGCGTCAAAGATATCCTTCGCCTCCTGCGGCAAGGCATCGAACTCAGCCTTCATCGTCGCATAAGCCTTGGCGCGATTGTCGCCCTCTTTGACCATGGCCTTTGCTTTGGCACTTGCCCGATCACCCTTCTTGGCAACCTCTGCTCTCGCCCCCGCGATGTCAGGGTTTTGCTTTTCCCAGATGTCTGGCTGTCGCGGGTCGATTCCACTGATCGTGACGCGGAACATCAGATCGTGCAGCTTCTCGATTTCCTGTGGCATGGCCTTGTGGGCCTTGCTCCAGCGGTCCATCACGGTTGCGGCCCGCGCGTGCCATTCGTTCCGCTCAGTATCCATCGCCTGCTTGGAATCGACATACTTTGATGCTGACGGCAGCTTTTTGGCGAGTTCAGTAAAGAGCGGGCGGCCCGGCACAAGACCCAGAAGGGAGTACCGACCGTTTGCCATGGCGTCGGTCAGAGCATCCGAGACAAATTGCTTGGGGTCTCGCCAATTTTTGAACCCAGTCAGGCCGCCGAGGCGTTCGCCAAGAGCAACGGCCGGGGCGCGCATTTCAGCCTCGTTTTGAACTTGTGCATTTTTTGCAAGAGTTGCGCCCGGCCCATCTGGCCCGCGCCCACCGACCTTGCCCGATGCAATCCGCTCCATGGTCAGCGCCGCAGACCCAAAGCCCCGGCCACGCAGCATGTTCGCCATGGCCTGCAGGAACGCCTCGACCTTGGCCAGCGCCTTCGCCACCCCGTCGTAACCGTCACGCTGATCTGCCCAGAGGCGATACAACTCCGCCACCATTTCCTCGGCCTGCATCGCTGTGGGCTGATCCTTGTAACGCTGTATCACGGACGCGACGATTTCAGGCTCCGCACGGGCGGCCTTGACCAGCCCGCGCCATTCCGCCGGGGTGAACAGCCCGCCGGGGCGGTTCCACAGGTTTTCAGACCGCAGCGCATGGATGATTTCATGCCGCATCACGCCGATCTGGGGCACGGATGATCCCGCGCTGACCTCAATGCCATCCGCAGCACCGAACCGACCCGCGATGGCGTTCCCGCTCACATGGCTGATCAGCTTTCGCACCACTCGCACCGACACCTTGCCGCCCAGCCCCGTCCGCGCCAATTCCGCGTTCAAGTCTTTGGTGATCGCGCTGATGTCGGTGTCGGCAATCGGCCCGTCGGTGTCCGGGGCAAACTCGCGCATTTCCAGCGCAACGCCTTTGTCGGTGTCACGCCGCTCCATGCCTGCAAACAGTGCGTCAAACTTCGGCCGCACAGTCTCGACTTCCTCGGGCTTGAGGTATGGATAGGAATCTCCCAGCCCTGACAATTCAGCCTGCATCGACCACGACAGACCATTCACGATGTTGGCTAGATAGTCGTTGGAAGCGCTCTGATCCTGAAGTTTTGCGATGACATAGGATTCAAAGGCCCGCGCGTGCATCTCGATGCCGGTGCCCCAATATGGGGAGGATCGCAGCTTGTCGATGTTGCTGCTGCGCTCCTTCAGCTTGGTGTTTGCGATGGCGCGCTTGACCGCCAGGAAGGCGTCCACCGTCTCGGGGCGGATACCATCCGTCAGCGGCCCGCCTGGGCTGTTGTTGTCGGTGATATATGTCCCGCGCTGCTGCGCCCGCTTTCGAGCGAAATAGTTGTCCAGCGCGTGGAACCACTCATGCGCAAGCGAACCCCGCCCGCTGCGCTTGGTCAGATTGATAACCACCTTGCCGGGTTCGAAGTGAGCGGCGGCCGGATTCTTCCCGCCCGCGCCGCGCGCGCCGAAGGCCAGACCCAGAGAACCGTTCAGCGAGATAGCCTTTGGCGGAATATCCAGAATGGACGCCATATCCATCAGGGCATCATAGGCGTCGTTCAGATCCTGCTTTCGGCGGCCTTGCTCCACCCAATTGCCGAACTCGATTCCGCGAAAGCCAAACGTCTCGCCAAACTGTTCCGGTGACACATCAGCACCATTCCGGTGATCTGCCCCAAGGCGCGGCGTGTTTTCGTCGCGGCGCTCATTTGGGATGGTCCGCATCTGATCCAGCTTGGCCTGCAGCCGGTCGGATTCTTCGGCCACAACGCGCCGCGCCTCCTTCACGTCAGCAATGCCGGTCTGCAGATCGAGATAGGTCGAGCCGATCTTGACGCCGATCTTGTACTTTGCCCCCTCGGCCCCGCGCTGGCTGTAGATCAGGAACTTGGTGCCAGCTTTCTTTGTGGGCGCATCCGCCGCATCAGACGGCTTGAATGTCGCCTTGAACTTCTTGATGGCTTCGTCCCGCGTGTCGCCGCGCGCCAGTGTCTTCGGCATGTTGCTCCATGCCGTGGCGGCCTGTTCCTTTGTCACCTCCCAGAAGGTACGTGGCTTGTCGAAACGCTCACCGCCAAGCATCGAATAGGTGTGTTCACCAAAGTCCAATTCCTTAAGGCTCTGGCCATGCCCGACGGCATCATAAAGCGCGATCTTGCCGCTGATCTTCTTGTCCAGATCGGGGGCGGCGGCCAGCTTTTCCTTGAGGCGCTCTGTGCTGATCTTGTCGCTCAGGATGTCGCTGGCAAAGTCTCGCAGCACCTTCACCTGTTCTGCCCAGCCGCGCAGCTTCCACGATTTGCCGGGCTTGCGTGGGATCATGTCGCGGGCGGCGCGCACGAACGAAACCGTCCATGGGTCCATCCCGGCCTCGATCAGTTTTTCATAGTCCGGTTCCGGCCACGACTTCGACAGGGGCTCGACCTTGATGTCCAGATCCTGCGCCGCTTCCATCTTGTCCTTGAAGCCAGCCCAGACATCCTTGCGGGCCCCGCCGATCTTCTCGCCAAAGTCTTCGATCTTGGCGTCTGGCTTTGGCTTGGTGGCAGGTTCCGCATCTGGGGGTGCAGGGGTCGCCACAGGGGCATCAAACAGGTCTTTCGGACCATCGCCAAACAGTGGCCCGGCATCACCCTCATTACCACCAAGGCGGCGCATCTTCGACTGCTTCTGTCTCGCCTCGATATCGGCCTTCTGGCGGGCAGTCAGGGCCGACTGGCGCTGATCGTCTCCACCTTCCATGCCGGGCATGATGGCTTGCGGCTTGCCGTCTGCGCCCGGCTCAAACGCCGGGGTCGAACTTACGCCGTCGGTGGTTTCAGTATCCCCTGATCCACCTGCGCCTGCACCGCGCGTTGCAGGCCCTGACCGACCTTCTCCAGTCGGTTCAGTTCCGACTTTTGCGCCGGTGACATACCGGGCTTCGTCTTCTGGTCCGAAAGGCGGTTCAGATAGGTCGGGATTCGCTCCAGCGGATGGCTTGTCGGCGATTTGGATTGCATCGTTGTTACCTCTGACGAATGTTTGCTCTATCGCGGCCAAAACGCTGCCGCCAGCGACATCAAGTTGGGCAACGATACTCGCAATTTCGGTCGGGGTCAAAGCCGTGATGCCGTAGGCTTCCACGACATCGGAGATGGCGTCACGGATGTCCTGATCCCGCTCGGATGATGTCCGCATGTCCTGTTCTGGGTCTGGGATGAACCAGTCCGGCGCCATGGCTGCGCTGACAGGCTCATATCCGGTGCCAGCCTCTTGCTCTGCGGCCAGATCAGCGGTCTGGTCAGCTTCATCTGCCGCGGCCTTCTCGCGCGCCTCCTGTTGCAAGATCGCCTGCTCACCGATCGGCTGAGCGCGGCCCGCGATTTCCTCCAGCATCAGTTCCAGCAGGCGGCCCTGATCCAGATAGTTGCCATCATCGGCAACGCCAACGATCTGGGCAATTTCTGGGTGTTCGGCGGCGGGGATATTGTCCAGATCCTTCATCGCGCCGCGCTTGAACAGGCCGGGGGCGGTCTGGGCGTTCAGCCCTCGCGCATAGGCATCCTTGCCAAAGGTTCCGTCTGGGTCGATCTGGCCGATGTCAGAACGAACGCGATGGATAAGCGGGCGCTTCTGCAGTGTCTCGGCCTTCGGGCGGGCTGGCGCGGGCTTTGGCTTTTCTGCTGTATCCATCCGCACCGGCTTTGTCTGATCGCCATTCTCCAGCCAGTCCTTGAACTCGGCTACGGTCATGACCTTGTGGCCACCATTGCGTTCGGCCCCTCTGCCATCGCTGAACCCCAAGACATAGGTATCCAGCGCGGCCTTGCGGCTTCTGAACCCAAGCATAGACTTATGTTCATCGAAAGCGCCGGTTTCGGCGTCGATCTGGTCGATGACGACAACGGTAGTACGCTGTCANGCGTCAGGCCCGACATAGACATCGACATGATCGCCATCTGCGCCGGTGGTCCGCTTCGATGTATCCGTAATGAGCCGGCATCTTGACCGACCACTTCTTCACCATCAGAATCTTTGCCACGCCGCATCGCGCCTTTGGCTGTCTCGATGGTGATATCCAGACCATTCCACATGATATGGCCCATCTGGTAGTTTCCGGCCAGCTTCTGAGCTTCGGTCGGGTTCGGATCAGCCTCTGCCGCAGCGTCCGCAACCTCTTTGGCGGTAGGAGCCACGGCTACTGCGTCAATCGTCTCACCGCGCAATGCATAAACTGGTGCCTCAATGGTGCCGATATTGTCGATCTTGCCATCCCGGTAGAGTGTCCCGAAGGAGTCGGTGAGTGCCTTTCTTGCCGTCTCGGGCAGATCGCTGAACGCTTTGCCGACCGACAAACGCGGAGACAGGCCGGAACCCTTGAGGATGGTTTTTCGGGTCAGATCGTCAGCACCGTCCCACCATGGCGCGCGCGATGGCGTCGGGGGTGCAGAAACCTCCAGGGGATCATCGGTCTGGGTGGCAAGCGGCAGATCGCTTGCTGCTGTGTCAATGATGGCATCTGCCGTATCCGAGTCAATCTTGGTAAGGTCAGCAGACGGAACGACTTGGCCTTTATAACCAGCCTTTTCGATCATCTTGCTCCGTGTTTCTACGGGCAAAGACTGGAACCACTTATTGCGGCGACCCATGACGGGTGGCGGGGTTTGCTGACCAACACGCTTGCGCGCCCACTCAAGTTCTTTTGGCAGGGTCGGCATATCTGCCGTCAGTGCATTTCCGCGTTGCCCGGCATCACCTGCACCATCCACATCACCATCAGGTACTGCGCCAGAGGGGACGAAAGCGGGATCGACTTTCCCTTTCGCAGCGCGCGCTTGACTGACTTCGCCTGTTTCCGGGTCAAAATCTTGTCCTGTCGCATCAGATGCAGGGCTTCCCATGCGGTCAGGTACATCGGCAGATCCGGCAGGTTTTGGGGAATAGGCTTCCCCAGCCAAGGTGACGAGGTTTTCATGCTTTTTGCGCAGCCCCTTTGTCCAGCCTTCACTTGCGGCTTTGTCCTCGATGGTCCGTGCGGCCTTGGCGGCCTGCGCCGGGGTGATGGCCGGGGCATCCGGTGCTGCCTGTGTGACCGCCGCTACAGCCTGATCCGATAGCTTTACCGGCTTTGGCTTTGGTGCCGCCTTTGGCTTCGCGGCCTTCTCTCCCTTGGCCTTTGCTTCGGCCTCCAGATCAGCGCGACGTGCGCCCTGAATGGCCTGATCAAAGGCGGCTGGATCGACGCCGACCTCTTGCCCGTTGATCCTGACAATGGCGGCTCCTTCTTCTTCGCGTTGAAAAACAGCATCGACAATCGCACCGCTCGGGTCTTGCATGCGGATCTGTGCGCCCGGCTTCATTTCCGAGAACATCGGGGGCACTTCGACGGGCTCGACCTCGGGCAGAGGCGTCAGGTCCGGGGCGGTTGCTGCAATGGATGCAATCGGCCCAAGAGGTGCGGCGGCCCCATCTACACCCGGCGGAGGAACCGGGGAGGAAAGAGGTGGGGCCGCCTGACCTTGCCCGCTGCCATCGGACAAGGTTTCTCGTGGCGCGGAAGGATCGCGCTCAAAATTCGTGGGATCACGCGGACCTGGGCCGACGGGCCCTTCCCCTATGATAGTGCCGCCGCGATTTGGCGCAGGCAATGCAAGCGGCGCGGGTGGCGCAGGCGGTTCTACCGGCGGCGCTGGTGGCTGGCCAAAGATGGTGCCGCCACTATTCGGGGCTGGAAGCGCCAGCACCTCAGACGAGGTATTCGCGGGCGGCGCGACCTCTGGCGGTGGCTCACGGCGGCCATTGGCGGTCCCCCGGCAATGGCGCCAACCGGGGTCACCGCCCAGTGCGCCAAGGATGAAGTCGCCAAATGTGCCCTCGGTGATGTCGATCGGCATCTGTGCGGTCGCGGCCGGTGCCGTAGCGGGTCGCCATGCTTTCGGCGGCTTCCTGAATGCCTTCCTCGACCCCGGAGATTGCAGCGGTGCCGGCGGCGCGGGCTGCGATGCCCCGCCCGGCCAGCCCTGCAATTGGCTTGGTCGCAATGGCGCCGGTCAGTCCGCCGCCGAATGCGCTGATCGGGGCAGTGAGTGCAAAGGCAAGGCTTTCCCCGTGGCGCGTCACCGTGTCCAGCGCCTCCGCCGGGGATTTGCCAGATGCAATCAACTCGCGGTAAGCGGCCGATTCCTTCTCCAGCTGGCTCTTGCCGTCGGGGCCGATGTTCTTGGCGGCGTCTTGAATGATCTGGCGCGCGGTTTCGGATGCGGCGCCGCCACCCATGGCCCCGCCAACACCAGCTGCGGCGCCGGGGCTCTTGGTGATGATGGCCGTGGCCACCACTGGCAGAAGCGAACCCAGAACATCGGATGCCAGCATGGCGTATCCGCGCAGGGACGGATTCTTGCCGAACGTCGCATTGGCGGGATCGAAGATGCTGCCGTCAGGCGTCGAATCCATCAGGGCTTGGCGGCCCTCGGGGGAAACACCGCTCTGGATGCCTTCGCCCACATCGCGCACAGCATCACCAACGGCGACACCGGCATCACGGCCCAGCGTGGTTTGTCCCACGCCCTGCCCGGTCAGGGATTCGACAACCGGGCTGACGGCGCGGCCTGCGGCATTGGCGACGGTATCGACCATTTGGCCCACACCCTCTGCCATGGCACCGCCACCTTTGACGATACTGCCGCCCAGCTGGCGGCCCAGATCACCGGCAACAGAGGGCCCTCTTGATGGTGGCGGTGCTGCCTGCGGATACATCTCATCGGCGATGTCATAGGCGCGGTTCATCAGGGCGGCGGCGCGGGCTGGATCACCGATGGCCTCGGCAAGTACGGCATCAACCGATTTCCCGGCTTTGACGCCTGCGCTGATGGATTTGGCAAAGGCTTCCGACTGGCCGCCCGCGACTTCATCCAGCGCAAGCAGGACGTTCGCGGGCACCTGATATTGTGTTGCCAGCCCCTCGATCGCTTGGCGCGGGTCTTGCTTTGGCTTGGGCTTCACAGCCCCCAGAGCCGCCATCTGCGCATCATAAGGATTGCCGGAAAACACGTTTGCCATGGAAGACCCCTAAATTCAGGTAGGGGGGCGACACTTCCTGCGGCATCCCGATGTCAATTACATACCGCATTTTGTGGTATGCCGACAAGAACCGTCTCAGGGTCGGCGCAGCACCGGAGGGCCGGGCGGTGCCGCGCCTTCTGGTGCCCCAAGCGGATCATCCATTGGAAGATCGCCGGTCCCAGCCGCAATCTCGGCTGCTGCCTGCCTGCGGGCATCGGCGCGACTGATCTGCGCGACCCCGGCCAGATCCTTTGACCCCTCGACAATGGTATCGGTGAGCTTGCGGATGGCCTCGGCAGTCTTTGCCTCGGCTTCCTGTCCGGTCTTCGCGGCGCCAAGTGCGGCTTCGCGGGCAGCATCGGTCTTCTTCACCCAGTATTCGAAGGCTTCTTCCGGGGCCAGAAGGGTGACGCCCATGGTCACGATGTCCTCGGGGCTGTCATAGACCTGCTCAAAGGTCTTGCCGGTCCGCTCATCCTTGAAGACGATCTTCGCCCCCGCGATGCTGCGGTTGTCCTTGGTGATGTTGCCCTCGGCATCGGTGAAGCCGGATTCTGTGGTGACGATGGTTGTGTCATCGCCGAAGTAATCCAGCCGGTTGTAGCCTTCCATGATTTCGGTGGCGAAACTGTCGAAGTCGCCCACAGATGCGGCAAAGGACGCCCGGGCCCAGTTCTTCATCCCGGCCTTGGTTTCCTTGGTGTCCAGAAACTCTTGGAACGCGATGGCCTTGTCCACCTGCCCCCGGCGCAGATATTCCTTGATGACGATCGGCGCCCCAACTTCCATGTAGCGGTCCATGAACGCGGTAGAGGCGCGCTCACGCTGTTTCTCGGTATATGGACGGTTGCCAGCAGCACCCAAGGCCGGATCATCTTTGGCCACGGCGGCAGCTGCGGCTTCGACTGCGGGCGTGCTGGCTTCTCCCATGGCTTGATCGGCCACAGCGGCAAGTTGCTTCACCACTGGCGGCGCGCTGGCGGGCACGTTTGAGATACGCGGGCCGGGACCGGCGGCAGGCGCGGGCGCTGCGGAAGGCTGTGCGGCGGCTGTACGGGCCGGCGTCACGTCTGCCGATGCAGCGGGCGCTGGCTGGGGCGGCGCTCCAAGTGGCCCTGCGGTAGCAGGCAAGCGCGGGGTGTAGGGGATTTCAAAGCCATTTTCCCCGCCGGTGGCATACTTGACTGCGGGCCGGGCCAGATCGACCGCGGCATTATTCACGTCGACAGCGGCATTGACGGCGGCACGCGGGACAGCGCCAAGCGCAGCTGTGCCCCGCGTGACAGCCTCCCGCGCATCGCCGGCAAAGCCTTTGCTGCCCCAGTCGTGCTGGAAGTCGGACGGCGCCACCATAGACGCGAAGTTTTCCATGGCCGTGGGCTGCGCTGATCCGCCTTGTGCTGCCCGATCCGCCTGCGCCTGTTGCGCCATCGGGTCTTCGACATAGCGGCGCGGCAGGATGCCTTGATCGTAAAGCTGCCCCATGCCGCCACCGCCCGGCCCCGGTCCCTCCATCTGCAAGCGCGGGTTGTCTGGCATGTTCATCGGCGGAACAATGGATCGAGATTCCGGTGCTTGCGGCGCACCCATGTCTTGCGCAGCGCGGGCCTCTGCGATGGCTTGGGCGCGCATGTCCTCGATGGTGCGCGCCGGTGCTGCCGGGCTTTGGGCGTCATCCGGCGTTACATCGGCGCGGCGCGGGCCTGCCGGTGGGCCATCGGCCACGGGCGGCGGCGCGGCGCCAAGGTCATTGGGATCAAAGAACCGCTCGAACTGATCTGCGGCGGCTGATTTTCTGGTGGTCGCATCAACGGCAGCTGGCAAGCGGCCAGCGGCATCCGATGTTGGCCCCTGCGGCGGCGCTCCCATAGTGGAGGTTGTCACCCCCGCAGTATCTTGGACGCCCCCAGCCATCGCCGCATCTGTGGCGTCGATCGCATCTTGGTTGGCCTTGCGGAAGGCGTCATCATCGGCGCGGTCACGATCGTAGTCTGAAACCGTGCGGCCGTTCTGATCGCGTAGCCAGCCGTGCTGCTCGGCTCTACGCCCCTGCTCGGCCGCATAGAACTCGTCCATCTTTGCCTGACGCGCTTTCGTGTCCTTGCGGTCTTCCCAGCCGTCTTTGATCTGGCGGCCCTTGAAGAAGCCATCGACCAGACCGGCGATTCCATACGCGCTCATTGTGCAGCACTCCTGTAGGGCGGGCGCGGTGCGCCAAGGGCGGTGATAGCGGCCGGGGGCTGCTGGATTGGCTGTGCTGTCGCTGGCGCGGCCTGCGCCGGTGATGGAAGCCCGCCACCGGCTTCAAATTTCGCAATCGCCCGGTCAAGGTCAGCATCGGAGACGTTCTTGAATCCTTCCCATTCGGCGCGCAATCCAGCGCGTTTCGCGGCTTGGCTCTTGGCGCCACGGATTCGCTTCGCGGCGAGGTGGTTTACCATGGCGGTCTGGGTCCGCTCATCGAACAGGGTGTCACCGGGCAAGCCCATTTCTTTCGCCGTGGCGCGCAATGTGGTTCCGACGATCTGCCCGAACCCCATAGGCGTTGCGACACGTCCGACCTTGCTTTTGACCCACTGGCCATATTCACCACTTGGGCTGGCAAAGTCAGAGGCTTGATCTAGCGTCATCTTCGAGACATCGACGCCTGCAAATCTGCCACCGTTCTGGCTGTGGCCGAACAAGGTGTCATATCTGCCGCCGCCCTCCTTTGCCGCAAGCAGGCTGGCAAAATCCCCGTTTCCGGGCACTCCGGCCCCACCTGTTGCAGGCCTTCCATACCCCAAGCCACCCATGTTCGGCTGAATGCCACCAGTCGGGTTGCGCATCAGATCCGGCCCGCCCATGCCCTGCGGCGCAGCGCCCAGACTGTTCATGCCAGCCTCTTGCATTTGCAGCCACTGATCGTAGCGCGCCTGATCGTTCTTTTTTTGCTTGGCATTGCCCAGCCCTTCAGCAAAGCCTGCCAGTCCCATCAAGCTCATGCTGCCATCCTCCGTGGAGGTGCGCCCAAGGCGTCAACCTTCTCGGCCAGCTGACGCACCGCGCCAAGGGTGACACCCATCATGCTGATCGGGTCGATGGACTTGCCATCCCCGACGCCGGTTGCCTTCTTGAAGTCCTCGGCATAGGGGCCGACATGGCGCTTGCCATCACCTTGCCCAGCCTTATAGGTCCAAGCCTCAACCGGCATCTTCCGAACGGCACCAAGAGCATCAACGGGTGTTTTATCCTCCTTGATTTCCTTGGAAGACGGAATGAATGCCCCGGCCAGAGTGCCAAGGGCTCCACCCAGCGCACCGATGCCTGATTGTTTGGCGTTATAGGCCTGCATCTGCTGCCCGAACTGCGCACCAAGAATGTTTGCCTGCTGGCCGTAGCCCTGCATTGCGCCGCCGAACCCAGCTTGCCCGGCACCATTTGACAAGCCCATAGAGGTTCCGGGGTTCACGGCCAGCCCTGATCCCATATTGATGGCGTTTGCCATCATGCCTTGGCCGGTCTGCTCCACATTTCTGCGGGCGAGATTGCGCGCACCGGCGGTAGCCAGCGCTGTATCCGTGCCAGCCTTCGCATTGGCGTTGATCGCGCGACCGGATGCGGGATTGACGCCCATTGCCATCTGCTGGCGCTGGCGCTGTTCCCCGGCCTGCCGGGCGGCAAGCGTGACATCAGCGCCAGCCTCTGCCGCAGAAGACGCCATGCGTTCGGGGCTGGCGTAATCCTTTGCGTCCGCGATGTATTGATCCTGCAGGGGCTGGAAGACGCTGGTGTAACGCGAGCGGTCTTCGTCAGCCCAGCGGTTTGTCACCGTGGCCTGCTCCCGCATCCAGTTGAGCATATCCTGCCCGGTCTGCGCCGACATCTGCGCGGCGATTCCCATCTGTGCGTCTGGCTTTGGAGAACCGCCCATAGTTACACCTCACTCGCCCGTTTTGGCGGATTGCGTTTCATATGCAGCAGTTTCACCAGACGCTTCCCAACGTCTCATCGAGAACACGATAGCATCTTCTGCACCCGGAGTAATAGCGGGTTTGCGATACTCGAATTTGAACCCGACCTTGAGTGCTGCAACCTGTGCCGGGATGTTCGTCTCATGGATCGGCGCAAACAAGGTACGTAGACCAAAGGCCCTCGGATGAAAGGCGAGCATGAAGATGCCTTGCACCAGCTCAGGCCCCATGGTGTGGCCCTTCATCATGCCGAAGTGCATTTCAGCTGCGCCACCCTCAAACGCCTGAAAGACCACGACAGCAGCCGGTGGTTGATCTGTCCCGAGCCGCATTCCAAAGGCAATGGCATCGCTGCGCCATCCCTGAGATTTTGTGGCCGATTTGGCCATTTCCAGCAACTCAGCTTGATTTGTTCTGTAGAAATTGGCAGGCATTTCCCGTTTCCCTCCGGTTATGGCCAGTATTGATCATCGGCAAAGTTTGCCGGGATCGGCGTCATGTCCTTCAGCGCACGCGCGGCAAAGACATGCGCGGACTGATTGGCTGCGGCGGCCTGACCGAAGGCAAAGCATGTCGGCGCATCCATTGGTGTCATCGTGTTGTCGTGGGCGATCCAGACAAAATCAGAAGCGGCCCCATGCCAGCGCAGATTCCCAGCCCCAGCACCCTTGCCGATTGCAAACCCGGCCAGCGTTGCGGCCCCGGTGATCCGGGCCATGCTGTCACGATCGCAGTCGTAGGCCTTGCCCGCGAACATGAAGACGCTGTTCAGACGGCGATTCCGCTCCGCATCGACAAGCTCAGGGGTGGCCACAATCACAGGCGGCGCCGGGGGCGAAAACTTCCCCGCCGCATAGGTCCAGCCCGGCCCGCAATTCTGAGCCTCCGGCCATCCACTGGTAAAGGCTGGCCGGTTATCAGGGTCAACCTCGACCACATTTCTGACAACGCCAAGAACGACCTCTGCAACCTTCATAGCCATACCCTCACTTCGCCACGCCCACCTATGGCATTGGCCCCGCCACCGCCGCCCGGCGCGGCTCCGGCGACGTTTGGAGCCCCACCATTCCCGCCATATGTTGATGTTCCGCCTGCGCCATTGGCGNCANCGCCAAACCCACCGCCACCACCGCCGCCAAAGAAACCTTGACCGCCAGCCCCGGCGATGCCCCCGCTCGAACTGCCACCGCCCCCACCGCCGCCGCCCCAAACATCAGGGGCACGCTGACCGGGCGTTGCAGGATCGCTGGCACCACCTGCGCCAAATGAGTAACCACCGCCGAACCCGCCGAACCCGCCGGATGGTCCATTTCCGGGAGGTGCGGTCAGAAGAAACCCGAAAGAAGATGCGCCCCCAGCCAGGCCAACGGCACCGCCACCTCCGACCGTAACGTTTACAGAGCTTGCAATGTCCGCGAACCGCACCGCAATCTCGACATAGGCGCCACCTCCGCCCCCACGAATTGCATCGCCCCCACCGCCGCCGCCCCACGCCTGAATCCTGACGATATGATCATTCGGATAGAGGCCATGATCCCCCTTGATGAAAGTTCCCGATGCGGTGAAGGTGATCCTTTTGGCGGGACCGCCAACTGCAAGGATTGCTGCGCCGACTGCGTTTCGTGTGGGAACCCGATCGCCATTGATCGTCATGTTTGATTCACCGGCAAGCGGCGTGGTCGCGGTGTCTGCCAGTTCAAGGGAGTTTCGTTGCGCCAGCTTTGTTGTTTGAGCAAGGAATGTCCGCGCCTCTGCGGTCAGATCGGTGAGCGCAAACGCCCCGATGCCAACGCCATATGGCAATTTGTTCGCGGCAAAGGTCAGCGCAGAAAACGCGGTGAGGTTGTCCGCGATAGGCTGGAAGGTTGAGGCAAACCCGTCTGATGTCTGGAACCTCTCCAGCGACAAAAACGGTGTGGAGCCATCACCGACGCGCAGTATCTTGGTGTCGACTTCAAAGCCTGGCTCCCCGGCCGCAAGGATCGGGTTGGCTGATGTCCATGCCGCCAGTGTGCCGGCGCGAAGTTTAAGGCGAGCGAGAATGTCGGCCATGGTCAGGCTCCGATCTTAACGGCGGAAAGCCGTGTTGCATCAAGCGCGCCGCCGATGGTGGTTTGCGCAATCATTGAGGTGGTGGCGGTTGTGACCGACGGGGCGGCCTGAAGGGTGATGGTTGTCACCCCGGCCAGCGTGATCACGCCAGAGACGTGCATCGCGGTGAAGTAGTCGGCATCGACAGGATGACTGGCCTGCACCGCCATGACACCATCGGCCCCATCATGAAGCCGCAGCGCGATAATGCCCGCCGCCCCGGTCTTGAACAGCGCGACCGCATCAATGGACCAGACGCCCTTGCCAAGCACCACGCTCGGCCCGGACACCCACGCCCCGGAGGTTGGCATTGACGCATCAGCCCCCAGCGTGTCGTTCGCGGATTTCGGGTCAGCACGAGTCTTCAGGGCATAGGCGATAGATTGCTCCATGAAGCTGGAAAGCTCACGTAGGCGCACCGCACGCTCACCAGAAGCCCCCCGCGTCCCAACGAGCGTGTCAAGCGCGACGAGACGAGCGGTATCCTGTGGTGTTTGACCATTGCCCATTATGGAGCCCCCATCAGTTCTTCGACCGAACCAGCCATCTTGATTGAGACAATGGGAACGTTCGAGGTGACCTCGATTTCCCAATCAGCGGCCCGGATGCCGGATCGCATGCGTTCCGCGATGTTGGGTCGATTGGATGTGTGGATCTTGCGGCCATCCGCGAACACCTCGACAACCATGTTGTCATCGGTCAGCGCCGGTTCCACTGTGCGGACCATGATGACGCCGAACATACCGCTATGAGGGAGGCGGTTCTTCTTGGACCGCCAGACGGCGGTTTCAGCGCCTTGATCCTTGTCATCCCAGCGGGAGACGACAAGGCCATCGCTTTCGAGGATGAACAGATCACCGGACCTGATGTCATTGACCATGGCGCGGGGCTGGACAATGCTAAATGGCAGGAAGTACGGGGTTTGCCCGGAAACGTCGATCGAGCCGACGCGCTGTTCTCCGAAAGCGGTGAACGGGCTTCCGAAGTCATAGCTGATCCCGGTCGGGCTGGTGGATGCTGGCGTCCCGCCGATGATGTAGTCAGCCGGGAAAGGGTCGATGCCCTGAACCCCGCTTGTAACCACATCATAGTCCCCCATGGTGTGGGTGAACATGTAGAGGCCGTCATAATTTGCCGCGGTGAAGGAGTCCGGGCCCATCGCGGCCCATTGCTCCCGAGAGAACATGCCGCGTGTCACCATGTTGGCTTCTGATGCGCTGATCACGACAAGGCCATCTGCCGACGGGTAAACCGCAGCATAGCCGATATCCACGATCCCGCGCCGTGAGAGGCAGGGCAGGTTTGCCTCCATCTTCTCCATGACGAAGTTGTCAGGACTGCGTGCCTTGGGCGACATAAGGCGTGCCGCGCGTGAGAACGGCGATGGTTGAGCCAAACGCGGCCAGGCCGACAATCTCGAAGTCGACTGTCAGCACATACTTTTCAGGCCACGCATGCGGCTGGTATGGCTCGCTGAAGTAAAGATCCTTGCCGACGAATGCCGCCATCATGCCGTTTGGCAACGATGTGATGCCCGTCAGGGTTGCCGGGGGTGGATCATAATCGGTAGACGGGATCAACTCCTGTAGAGACGGGGTTACCGTGGAGTCATAGGCATAGGTTGTACTTGCCCCGGAGATTTCATCGACAAAGAACAGGCCTGTTGCCCCTGTGGCGCTGGTCTGGCTGCGATAGATGCGGATTCGGGTGAGATTACGCCCGCCCGGTGCCGGTATCATTGCGCTGATATTGACGATGACGCCCTCTGACCAATCCAGCATTGCTGACAGTGGCGAAGGCTGGCTTTCCTCGCCGAACCCGCTGACATAGGTATAGGCAAAATAAATCGACTGGAGAGCATCAGCATCAGGCGTTGAGGCCAGCGCCACGGTTGGCGCCGATGCCGGGGATGGAACCTCCAGATCATACTCGGTCACCCCGTCGATCATCTTTGGCGTACCATCGCCGGTGACATAGAGGCGATTGGCGGCCACGGGCGCAGGAACCACATCGACAAATGATGTCCAGCCCAGCCAGTTTGACCCATTGAGATATGCGGTCTGCATCGGCTCGGTGAACACATGGACCGGCTTGACGCCCCGGATCGGCTGCAGAACCCCGCTCGTCACCTTGGCGTTCAGCGCGACCTGTGCGAACTCGACCGGCAGGCCGATCGGGTTGATACGAGGCAGCTCGCCTTTGAACCCAGAGATTGCGAGAAGGGTCATTACATCCACCTCGCCCGAGTGCGGATCGGGGCACGCTGTTTGCCCTTGATCGACTGTGTGGACACCTCGGCCTTGGCCGCATCGAACTTGGCGAGAAAGAACGCCGCCAGCCCGCCGTTGGTGTATTCCTGCCCTGGCACCGAAAGCAGGCGCGACAGCGCGCCATGAGCAATGGCTTCGGCATGCTCGTTGAACAGGAATGCAGGGACTTGGTTCTGCGGTTCACTCGCCGGTTCACGGGCGATAACGCGGGGCCCGGACGGTGGTGCGAGATAAACGGACATCACCAGCGTTCCCGCCTCGAAGGGCAGCAGGATGAAATCATCATTGCCATCTTGGGTGAACATGGATGCCCTGCCCGTGGCCGTCAGATATGTATCAAGCTCGACCTCATCGAATGGAACCGGGGTCAAGTCGCGCCCGTTCAGTGCCGCCGACTGCACGGCAAGGATGTTTGCGGCGCAGGTTGCTTCCGGCTGAACCGGGTTGGCTGTCACCTCGGTGGTGATGACCTCGCGCCAGCAGCGGGTATCCTTGCAGAACTCGCGGGCGGCCAAGCGCAGGTGCTGGATCACCAGAGGTTCTGGGGCCGTCGGGGCATAAGGCAGGACCATGGGGGAGAACAGGGACAGCGATACGGATTTCATGGCTTATCCCTCCACGGCGGGGGCGGTGTGTGTCGTCTTCGGGGACGCCATGGATTCACGCTTGAACTTGATACCAAGCGCCTCACTGAATGCCTGCCGATGCATCATCGCGCGCTGTGCGATGTTCGGGATATCCAGATCCATAGAGAAAGCGCGAAACAGAACGTAGTCGATGACGGCTTGGCGGTAGCTTTCCTTGATCGGGACAACGGTGATCCACGATTCAAGGTTTTCTTGACCAGACACTGGCGCGGCAATGCGCGGCGGCTCGGCAGCAACAACAGCCTCGACCACGCCAGCCCCGTTGTTTGGGGGATAGACATAGAAGTGATCTGGCTGGGCGGCATCGAACATGAAGTGCTTCACGCGCGCGGTCGGCTTTGAGAAAGACGGATCACTCCAGAAAGGATCAACAGCATCCATCATCTGGCGGGTGACCAGCGTGACCTGTGACATGCTTGGGTTGCCCGATGCCTGTGTGTCTGTGGTCACCAGATTGCGGGTGATGCGCAGGAGGATGGGGTATTCATCCGGCATTTCCTGCCGGGAGCCTGGGACCAGCGGCAGCTGCACGGTCTGGGCAAAGGCGTTTGGCTTGTGCAGGAGAATTTCGCGCAGCGCGCCATTGATGAACAGGTTCAGCGTGGCCAGCGGCCAGCGGGTGAATTGATCATCCTGCAGGATAAGGGACGCCTCTTGCATGACATCCCGTTGGAGGAAATCTGCCATGGTTTGGGGCGTCCCTTCATTGTCGTGGCGGTCGGGTTACTTCGGTTCGGCGCGGATGGCTTCGATCTGGGCGATGAGGGTTTCACGCTTCGCCTTGTGGTGCGGCTCCTTCTTCCATTCATCCCGGTAGACCGCCTTGAGCTCGTCGTCGGTCAGGGATGCCAG